GTTAGCAAATATGAGCATTGTTAAATCTAACAGTGCAGTATCTGCTTTTACTGATTTATCAAGTGCTAGTACGTCAGGTCAAAATAATACTTACAGAGGAAATTTTTCAACCACTAAAGCAGTGGCTTTTCATAAGTCTGCTGTTGGAACGGTTAAACTATTAGACTTAGCTGTTGAGTCAGAATATGACATACGCAGACAAGGAACGCTAATGGTTGCGAAATACGCTTTGGGTAGTAATATTTTAAGACCTGAAAGTGCGGTTGAAATTAAGATTTCTTAATTTTAACAAACAAACTTTTAAAGGGGGCAATTTATTTGCCCCTTTTTTTTATCTATTTTTTTAGGAAAATTTTATGCCAAGTAACACGACAAAATTAGAAAGTGTTAATATTATGTTAGCCACTATTGGCGAAGCACCTGTAAATTCAATAACAGGAACTTTACCTTTAGACGCTTCATTAGCGAAGACCACTTTAGATGAAATTTTGAGGGAAGTTTTAGCTAGTGGTTGGCACTTCAACACTTTCTATGATTACACACTATCATTAGACATAAATAGTAAAATTCCACTTGCTAGTAATATTTTACGAGTAGACTTGGACGTAAATAAATACGCACCTACTACGTATGATGTAGTTAAGCAGGGGGATTTTTTATATAACAAGAAAGAAAATACATTTACTTTCGATAAAGATTTAGACGCTGTTGTTGTTATTCATCTTGAATTTGAAGACTTACCTGAAAATGCAAGACGATACATAACAGTAAGAGCAGGTAGAATATTTCAAGACAGAAGCATAGGTGGAACTGACGCACACGGATTTACAATTCGTGACGAAGCAGCAGCTTTAGCTGTTCTTAGAGACGAAGAAAGTCAGACTGGCGACCATTCAATATTCAATAACTACGATACATTCCAAATCATTAACCGTAAAAATGTAATCTTAAAATAATGCCACTAATAAATCACGCAATTCCAAATTTAATAAATGGTATCTCACAACAACCAGAGACTTTACGATTAAGCTCTCAAGCTGAAAGTCAAGTTAATGGTATGTCTTCTGTAGTTGAAGGATTAAAAAAACGACCTAATACGGATTTTGTAAAGAAGATTAAATCCTCTCAATTAGGTAATGCTTTTATTCATACCATTAACAGAGATACGACTGAACGATACATATTAATTATTGTTGATGATAGCTTGGAAGTTTATGACATAGACGGAACGCAAAAGACCGTAGTTGACGGAACTTCAGGTGGTTTTGGAACTTACATTGATGACTCAACACCTCAAGACGCTTTTGAATGTGTTACGATTGCTGACTACACTTTTATAATTAATAAAAATAAAGCTACAGCTAAATCATCTTCTACTGGTGCTTCACGCCCCTATGAGTCAATTTATTCTGTAAAGCAGGGTGTAGCTAGTACAAAATACGAAATAAAAATAGCAGGGACTTCATACAGTACGACAACCACAGATACTGCCTCAACTTATGACGCAACCAATATTTGCACTGCGTTAGTTTCAGCTATTGGAAGTTTAAGTGGATTTACTATAACAAATTTAGGAACTCACATTTATTTTAGTAAAGCTACAGATTACACAATTCAAGCGATAGACGGATACGGCTCTCAAGGCTCTCAAGTTTTAAAAGGCACAGCACAAAATTTTACTGACTTACCTAACCAAGCTGTTAACGGAATGGTGATTGAAATTCAAAATGACGCAGGAAACCAATTTGACAATTATTATGTGAAGTTTGTATCTGACTCTAACGCAGATACAGGTGTTTGGACTGAAACAGTTCAACCTGCATTAGAGAATGATTTTGATACTTCTACAATGCCACACTTATTAATCAGAACTGCAGACGGTAATTTCAGGTATACAGAGGCTGATGGTAGCTCTTATTCTATATCAGCTACAAGCTATGACGTACCTAAATGGTCTGGTAGAGTTTGTGGTGACGAAGTTTCTTCAGCAGACCCTAGTTTTATCGGATATAAAATTAATGATATTTTCTTTCACAGAAATAGATTAGGCTTTCTGTCTGATGAAACTATTTTTATGTCACGTGCAGGAGAATTTTTTGAACTGTATCCTTCGACAGTCACTACAAATTTAGACACCTCACCCATAGACATTTCTATATCTCATTCTAAAGTAAGTCTGCTTCGTTCAGCAATCCCATTTCAAGAGGAACTTTTAGTTTTCTCTGACCAAACACAATTCATAGTTTCAGGAACACAAAGTCTGACACCTAAAAATATTAATGTGAATGTCACAACTGAATATGAAGCTTCACTTAAATCAAAACCAGTTTCACAAGGACGAAATGTTTACTTTGCTTTTAATAAAGGTGAGTTTTCAGGAATAAGAGAATATTTTGTTAATGCTGATACAGATACGAATGAAGCTGAAGACATTACAGGTCACGTACCTAAATATCTTCCTAAAAACATTTTTAAATTAGCTGTAGCTTCTAACCAAGATATTCTAGCTTGTTTAAGTTCTGAAACTGCGGAAGTTACAACTCTATATATTTATCAATGGTATTTTGGAAATAATGAAAAATTACAAGGTGCTTGGCACAAATGGACTTTTGGAAATACTACAGACAATAAAATACTAAACATAGATTTCATAGACACTAAACTTTACTGTCTAATGCAGACAAGTAACGGAGTTGAAATTCATACAATAGAAACCGCACCTGCTCATAAAGATACAGACGCAACTTATCTTACGCATTTAGACAGGAAAGTTAATGAGTCAACTTCAGGATTATCTAAATCCTATAATAGTGGAACTAACCAAACTACAATTACATTGCCCTATACCATTGATAATAATATGAAAATGGTCACACGCAATGTGACTGGTAGTTCAACTATTGCAGGTCAAATAATAAACATAGTTTCTCAAACAGACGGTGGGACTGACATTGTGGTTGCAGGTGATTATACTTCTGAAAAATTCTTCATAGGTGAAGCTTACACCTTTGAATATCAATTCTCACAACAATATTTAAGAACTCAAAGCAATGTCACTGGAACTCGTTCAGCGATTTCTGAAGGCAGACTTCAAATAAAAAACTTCCGAGTGTCTTACAATGACACAGGTTACTTCACAACTTCCGTAACGCCTGTAGGACGTTCTGAAAGCACAAGTTCGTTTACAGGAACAGTTATCGATAGTGGGACAGTTAACGGAATAAACCTAGAAGACGGAAATTTTTCGTTTGCAGTTCAATCAAGGAACGACAAATTAATTGTTAAACTTCTTAACGATACGCACTTACCATCTAATTTTGTAAATGCGGAATGGTTAGCTTACTACACGCAAACTGGCTCTAATAGTTAAGTGGCTTATTTGCGTGGTGCTACGCTTGAAGACTGCTACGCACTAGCACCAAAATTAAGAGAAGCAGATTTAAAGGAGATAAAAGCAAATGCAAATATCAAAGCTATTGACGCCCTTATACAAGGCTTTCAATTATCTGAAGTACCGATTTCTATCTTTGACGACGAAGAAGAAATTGTTTGTATGCTTGGTTGTTGCCCTACTGATATACGTAGTGCTGCAATCATTTGGCTCTTAGCGTCAGACGGACTAGCAAAAAATCTTTCATATAGATTTCTCAAACAATGCAGAGGAGGTATGGAAATTTTTCAAAAACGCTATCCAGTTTTATATAATTTTATAGACGCTAGAAACACACTTCACATCAAGTGGTTAAAATGGTGTGGCTTCACTATCATTAAGAAACATTACAATTATGGTTATGAAAAAAGATTATTTTACGAATTTATAAGGATTTAAAATTTATGTGTTCACCAACATTAATGCTTTCAGCAGCAAGTCAAGGCTTTAAGATGATGTCTGCAAGAAAAGAAAACAGAGCAGCACAACAACAAGCCATAAGACAAAATCAAATTGCTAAATACAATCGTATCAGGAAACAAACTTCAGAAGATTTTAAAATCCTTCAGATAAGAAAAAGCAAACTAGCTAAAATACACGAAGTAAAATTAGAGGGAAAGAAAGCTAGAGCTAAAGCATTTACACAAGCTGAAATGGTGAGTGGTGTTTCAGTTGATAGATTAATGCAAGATTTCTTCAGGGAAGAAGGCAGATATAAAAGCACGGTATTAGATAATCTAGATAAAGAAGTCTTTATGGCTCAACAAAATAAAGAAGCATACGCACTTAACCAAGAAGCACAATCTAAATTTGTACCTCATAACAATTTTCTTCCTTCATTTGCTGCTGCTTCAATTGCATTTACAGGTGATTATTATGACTGGAAGGGACAAAAAGAACAACTTGAAGTAGCTAAGAGAAAATCTTCTTACTATGGGTGGAATTTATAATGGCTAAAGCAAGGGACGAAATTGAATTTTCACCGAAAGCGTCACCAAATGTTAATGTAAGAGCAATAGATACTTTTTATTCTCCTGCTACACCTTATGTTGACCCTTCTA